AACTCATCATAAAAGTATCGTTCTGTGTGACACCTAGTAAATAGGGCTCTAAGGTGCCATCTTCCTTAACAGTAAAGGGTGTGACTAATTTACAATCAGGTTCTCCTATATCAATAGCAGCAACCTGAACAACCTCACTAATCAGAGTCTGTTGATTCGTCAGTGCTAGTATCTTTATTATCCTGTCCATAATTTACAACGTCCTCTAAATACATTTCCTCTAGTTTACTTACGGGTTCCACCATTGTTATCATCCAATCAGCGGGGATAGGAATTCTTTCATCTTTAGCAAGAGGCATCCAAGGGAACAAAGAAACTGAATATCCAGTCTTATGCTCCCTACCTTCTTGGTCCAGTTCTCTAGGATCCCTCATCTTAATAACACAAGGCTTATTTAGGTAGTACCCTATAATTCTACGAGGATTGTCTTTATCACCAACCTCTCCCATTGCCATCTCTGAGACATCAGCAATAATGTCTTCTCCAGACTTTAATAGCAATAACTTAATTGTCATAACTTTTAGTTACCTCTTACTATTCTACCACAACTTCTCCAATTGTCCAACACTCATGATAAGGAGTAATAATCATCCTAACCTCATCCTCCACATCTGGAGGAACTATCAAACAAAACCCTATCCCCAAATTAAATACCTTCTTCATTTCATCTTCAACTATTTCACCAGCAAGCATAACCTTCTGGAAGATATCAGGTAAAGGCCAAGAGTTATAGTCAACCTGTGGTTTAAGACCCTCTGGGATGCACCTAGGAAGGTTTTCAGGGATACCACCACCTGTTATATGTGCCATACCTAAAATAGGTTGAGTCTCTAATAACTCCTTCACTACAGGTGCATAGATGGTAGTAGGAGTAATCAACTCAGGAGTCTCTTTATAATAAATCTTATGTCGCCATAACATATCATTAATCAAACTATACCCATTACTATGAAGACCACTACTTTCTATACCAATTATCTTATCACCTTCTTTAATTAATCTACCATCTATAATTTCATTCTCTTCTACAATACCTGTACAGAACCCTGCAAGGTCATATCCATTTTGTCTTGGATGTTCAGCAGTCTCTCCACCTAGCAACTGCATATCTGCTATCTCACATCCTTTAAGAATACCCTGCATCACTTGACCCAAGATATCCTGTTCTATTTTACCTGTAGAAATATAATCTAAAAAATATAATGGTTTAGCACCAGAACATATTATATCATTGACACACATTGCAACTAGGTCTTCACCTATGGTTGTATAATCATTAAAAACACGTGCAATATTAATCTTTGTTCCTACTCCATCAGTACCAGAAATTAATACAGGTTTCTCATACCCGCTAGGTATTTTAAATGCACCACCAAATCCTCCAATGGTAGGTACCTTCTCCTTTAATCTTTCTACAAAAGCATTCCCTGCTTCTATATCTACACCTGAACTTTTATAATCCATAAAAAAGAGGGGTCATTAAGACCCCTTAATTATATCACAAATAATCTTTCCTGGCATGATGGTCAGGAACTATCTTTCCCAATTCAACCACAAGGAGTCCGTCGTCAAAGCTGACGGATCTAACCTCTGTATCGTCGGCGAGCGTCCAGTGTCGCTCAAAGGAACGTTGGGCCAATCCTTTGTAGACAAATTCTCCATCATCTTTTGATTCTTTCTTTTTGCCTTCCACAGATAGTTTTCCAAACTCCGTATAGACTTTGACTTCATCTTTCTTAAACCCCGCAAGGGCGATTTCGAGTCTCGATACGACATTGTTTATTTGTACCAAATTGTAAGGTGGATAATTTTCTGTAGTTGTATTATCCCAAAATCTATTGAGATAATCATCTAATCCTATGCTGTTCCTATTAATCTTCTCAAAGAGTTCTGGAAGATTGGCAGCATGATACCTGGCTAGTGTACCCATGATTGTAGCTCCTTTACTAAGCGAGTTGTGTTGTGTTGTCCCTTTCGGCGACACTACTAATTATAACATCACGGGTGTCTTTATAGGAGTCTACGTTGTACGTATAACCGCCCATTTTCTTTACTGCTTCCCCTAAAGAATGATCATTACCTCCTGGTTCCATTCTATCACCAAAGAAATGTATCTCATCATCTGCAGTAAAATCTCTTAATATTTGACTTTTGTCAGCACCAAGAGGTCCAATATCAATACCAGTCTGTCCTCCAACTGCCACAGTTAAATCAGGAAACTGGTTCCTAATTCTCTCTGCTATATCCTGTCTCTCATTAGTCTGCCTATCCCATTCAACATATCGGTCTCTACCAATGAAAGGATCCTGTGCTCTACCTAAAATAGTAAAATTAACACCACCAGGTCTATGCTCAATATGATTTCCATTACGAATCATAAACTGACTATAATCCAATTCATCATATAAAAATGACTGCACCTCCTCAGGTAGTTTCCAATCATCTCTATAGACATTCTTATCACCCTCATACACATCACTACCAGAGCAATTGTAAACCCTCTTACAATTGTTATAAATCTCTGGTGTAATCTGTTCTAGGGTTTTATCTCTATCACTACCCGTGACAAGATAAACATCATTCTCCTCAGTAAACTGGAAGAACTCATCAAAAAATTCGGGGGTTATCTTTTTCCTACTAGGAGTTAAAGTCCCGTCAACGTCAAAAATAAATTTCTTCAATCTTCTGGTGTCTTTCCTTTCTTACCTATATTATACTTCTGTTCCAGGATCCAGTCACCCTTATCTTTATAAGAGAGAACTTTAATCTGGTTAAGAGGTGCAATGTCAGCAACTGAATCGGGTTTTACTACTGAAATAAGTCCCCAATCAGCAAGTAAGCGAGCAATGCGATTGCGACGTTGTACGTCGTTAGATGTGAGATTAGCATGCTTCCCATCCAGAGCAAACAGCTCCTTAAAATGTACAATATAATATCTACCTTGCTTATGCAAGATATGGCAAGATTGATAGAGTTTCTTTTCCTTCCTAGACGCTACTCCAATTCTCGTCAGCGTTTCACGCACCTTAAGAAAATCATCAGGTTCATTAAGAAGAACCTCTACCATTTGGTCTTGCGACCACTTTACTTCAGGTTCTACTGTAGTAGTCATTGTCTTCCTCCAGTTTCAAGTCGTTGTTTAATAAATTCCAGTTGTTCATTTGATAAAATTTTCAGTGCTTGAGAAGCTTTCTCATTACTATAACCATAGTATTGTTTCACACTTTGGAGGTCCGTGACTTTTTCCTTACGGAGCCAGGGAGAAAATCTCTTCTTTTTCCTAAGTGTATTTAGATAAAAATTATATTGCATATCCTTGTCCAGGTTAGGGTACCTGTTCATTTCATTAGCAAACATAATACAATCTAAATGCCCACTCAGACAACGATTAACGATATATGGAGGATAATCTCTTGTATGTTCTGTTAAATCTTCTTTAGTAAAATTAATTGAATTCAGCCAATCCTTCAATTCCATAATTAAAAAGTAAGAGTTCCTTTCGTGTCTTTTGCTCTCTCATGTATTCACCTACAGAACGCATTGTATAAGTTAAATCAAACTCAGCAACGTTCCATCGATTGTGCCAATCCTTAAATCTATCCTTTACTAACTGGTCTGAATTATAACTGATAAGCATGGGAATGTCATGCTTATCACAATCTGCTGCAAACTTATCATGGTCAAATGATTTATGCATAGAACCCTTCTTACCATATAGATTATCCTTAATATCATAAGGAGGGTCTAGGTACATAAAGATACCACTATGCATATCATGTTCCATTAGATATTCATAAGAATATCCATTTATGTGCCAATTCGATATGATTTCTTGATACCCAGGTAACTTCTCAATTCCCCTAAATGAAAAATTGCTGTTAGAAGCTTGAGATGAAAAACTAGAGCTTTCTGTGAGACCACTAAAACTGCACTTATTGACAATATAAAAAGCCACAGCACGGTCAATGGGTGAACAATCGCGGCTATTAATGCGTTCCTTAGAACTAAGGAAAAGTACTCTCGCTGAATCTGGATCATTGTGTTTTGATTTAAGATCTAATAGTGTATCCTTCAATTCTACACCAAACATCTGCAAATTTTGCCAGAAATTTACAAGAGGTTCATAAAAGTCATTAACTGTAATCTTTAGATGAGGATACTTCTTAGATATGTAGATGGCAACACTTCCTCCACCAAGGAAAGGTTCACGAAACTCAACATAGTTACTAAGATCAGGAAAGTACTGCTCCATCTTAGTAACTGCTCTAGACTTGCCTCCAGGATACCTTAAAGGAGTCTTCAATGCCTTACGAGGGTCTTTCATTTTATAAGCATAGGATGGTCTTCCCAAGGATCAGGTCTAGGGATACCTATATCCATTTGTATGGGAGCATCTAGTACTCTATCAAAACTTTCAGCCATTCTACGGAAACCATTTCCTACAAAGACTTGTCCAACAAATACGGTTACCGTAGCAGTACCCCAGAAGATATAATACCATCTGGACTTAACTTGTGCTCTAAGTTTTTCTTTCTTTGATTTTTTCATTCCTTGATAAGTATTCATGGTCGTTCTGGATGTTGAAGTTGCTCAGTCAGTCGTGCACCAACAGGACCGTCAGCATAGACTTCTAAACGATGGATGTTAATAGAATCCTTTTCAAATATTGTAACATTAACCTTACCATCTTTGCAAGCAATCTTAACAGTCCCATTACAAGACCAGTCCTCTGGTTCGTTATAGAACTTATATACAGGATAAGGGTCACGGGTTTGAGCACCTGCTACAACCCTATAAAATTCTTCAGTCATCTTTTGATAATGGTGTTTGTTTAGCAAGTTCAATATTCCTCTGGTCTAGATTCCTATTGAAATTCCAATGGTCAAATTTAATATAAAGTTTATAAGGTAAACAGAGAAGTTTTTGTACGAACCACTCAAGGTAGAGTAATGCGAGGATGATATACTTCTCAATCATTGGAACTCACACTCTACCATTATCTCAGTTAAACACGCAAGTAGATTTATTTCTTGGTCGGCAACGAAGGCAATTTGATACTGATACTTAGCAAGAATAAGCACAGCGGCAGGAATAGAGCTAGGAACCAAGGAACCTGAAAGAGAATCATAAATCCTACGTAATAAAACAGCAGGATCGTTGTCCAGGTTATTGACACACCATTTACGTACTTCCTTAAAGTCCTTCTCTTTAAGATTTTTAATGAGATCATTTACTTTTACGTCTGAGAAATGGGCGAGTATTCCACTATCAATTTTTCCCCCGACCGAATACCTTTGACATTCGTTGAGGATTCTTCTCCAGTCAGGGAAGTGCTTATTGATGAGTTCGAGTAAGACTTTCTTATCACTTTGAATCCGTTCGGTGTCCAAGATCCCGTTAAGTCGTTTGAAAAACTCTGATTGGAGTTGGGGTTTTTGTTTTGCATTTATAGAAAATTCAACGACGGCACAACGACTATGGAGTGGTTCGATGATTTTGTTTTTGTAATTACAGGTAAAGATAAATCTGCAATTTCCGCTAAACTCCTCAATAGAGGCTCTAAGTAAGAGCTGTACGTCGGGAGTGGTATTGTCTGCCTCATCAATAATAATGACTTTGTGCTTTGCGTCTGAGGAAAGAGAGACCGTGCTAGCAAAATTCTTTGCGTTGTTACGGACAGTATCGAGAAATCTTCCTTCGTCGGAACCGTTAATAACATAGACATCAACTCCTAACTGATTACATAATGCTTTTGCAACTGTTGTCTTACCACATCCCGCAGGACCTGATAGAAGGAGATTGGGCACCTCACCCCTATCTAGGAAATCAAGAAAAGTCTTCTTAATATTATCTGGTAGGATACAATCCTCTACCGTTTTAGGTCGATACTTTTCAACCCATAGAAACTCATCTCTCATCGGTTTAAAAATACAACAAGACCTCTAATAAACATTCCTGCAAATAATACATAGTATACCCACAAGACTGTCATACCAACTTTATTATGAAGAGAACCTCTGGCATAATTTGGAGTACCTTGACGGTCCCAACCATCAACCATATACTCACTTGGATCAATCTTTCTCATTTTTAAGAACTAACCCCATAATGTAAATTGGTATGGCGGCAACTAAACCACCAAGTAGAATAAATCCAACCTCAGTGATAATATTATCCATCATTATCCGAAAGTAGAATCAGGTTCTAATGCAATGTAATAAGTTAAATCATGATTCTTACTAGAGAACCTAGAAAGAAGTTTCTGAGATACTACAACATCATAAGTACCAGGAAGAATCTTAATATTCTCTACCTTAAAATTAAATGAGAATGTAGATTCAGTCTCTCCTACTGTTATAGCAAAGTCATTAGAAGTATCATTCTTCTTATCACGGACTACAAGCTTAACAACTCCATTCTCACCCACTGCAGACAAATCAGGAAGTTGATATACTGCTGCTGCCTTAAGCAACTTATCTAACTGATCTGTACTTAAATCAAAAGTAACATCCTCACTAGGAAGAGTAATTGGTTTTTCAGGTGGAGTAATAATAACATTCGCGTCTGCAAAGAAATACTTTGTACGCATTCTGCCTTCCTTTATTACCACATAGGAATCATTATCAAAATCTAATTCAGGACTGTGATGCAAACCCATTCCATTAAGGAACTGGTTAAGATCATAGATACCAAAATCTTTTGGTAACTCTTCAGCAATTGTTGCCTCAGCAAGAATATTCTTCATCACACTCATAGTGCGAAGTTTACTTCCCTGCTTAAAAAGAATTGATTGATTAATAGTCGAAAAGTTTTTAAGAACTGAAAGAGTTGATTCAGAAAGTTTCATAACCACGGGTCGGAGTTTCATCGTTTGCATGTCCACTGAAATAGTAGAGTAGTAGACAATAGTGCATTGCCTTTAGTATATCACGTTTTGCAGTTCCTTTCTTATCATAGCGACTCAAATACTTAAGCGCATTAGAACGACAGAAAGACTCAGCATCACCTACCGAATGAATAAGGTCCAATGTCTGAACATCAGAGTTCTCATTAGTATAATGTCCCTGGTAGGTAGAAGAGACATAATCTTTAAGGTCTGCAATACCCTTATCCTCACCATACTTTTGAGACTTATACTTTAGGTTTGGTTGCGGTTTAGATGGAAATCCATACTCGGAAGAAGCAGTACTACCACTTCCTATTCCTAGTGTTGGATAAGGGTCATACCCATCAACATAATACTTATTATCATCATACTGTGTGCCAGCAATCCCACTAAAGTCAAGATTAAGAGTATCTACACCCATTCCACCAGGAATAGGAGTTCCAATATTTAAAGTATCAGCACTAGTACTAAAAGAAATATGGTCTTCACCAGCCCCCCAATCAAATGAAACAGTATCTGCTCCTCCTACCAAACCCGATGCTGTAAAGGTAATAGTATCATCACCATCACCCCCAACAATCGTCACATCATCATCTTTACTCATAATGGGATAATCCTCGTCCATAGTACCATTAAGTTCTGAGTCTAAGAGACTCCATGCGTTAACCATAGCATTAATCCTCCTGATTGTCAATTACAACTGTTGGGTCTACTTTATCATAGAGTTGTAAAAATGCCTCCTTAGTTTCATCATCAAATCTGTTTACACACACTTGAATTGCTTTCATCTTATCGCCAAAAATGGAATAAGCACGTAGAATGTGAACAAGACGACGAGTGCTAATAATCTCATCAATACCTCCATCATAAAATGTTTTGCGGATAATATCACCCCAATCAACGAGATGATTAATGAAACCAATATCAGTAACACCCAAAGTACCAGCAACCCTTCCTAAGATTTTCTTCTCTACATTAGGTGCTGGATAATCCTGCTCAAAGGTTACAGGGAATCTTTCAAGGAATGCTTCATTAAGTACATTAGTACCAATGAACCTACCGTCGTCGGATCCTTTTCCTTTAGTATTAGCAGTGGCAACAATATTAAATCCAGGTGCTGGTTCCACAAACTTACCTATCTTCTTAAGAAATATCCCTTTACCCTCAAGAATAGGTTGTAAGCAAAGAATCTTATTAGATGCTAAATCTATCTCATCTAAAAGGAGTGTAGCTCCCCTTTCCAGTGCCTCGATAACTGGTCCATTATGCCATACAGTGTTACCGTCAATAAGACGAAACCCACCAATAAGGTCGTCTTCGTCGGTTTCGATTGTGATGTTGACACGAATCAGTTCTCGTTTGAGTTGAGCACAAGCTTGTTCGACTCCAAAGGTTTTTCCATTCCCAGAAAGACCCGTGATAAACGTAGGATAGAACAGATTGGTTTTGAGAATGGCCTTAAGATCATTAAAAGGACCAAAGTTGACGAAGGTATCATCGACTGCTGGAATAAGGTTCTGTTCTAATTTAGGCTCAACAGAAGGTGCAGCAAAAGATTTCTCAATATCTTCTACAACTCTTTTAGTAACTTCCAAATTCCACTTACCACGACCAACCTTAAACTGCTCAATCTTACTAGTAACAGTCTGATAAGCAATGTCATTCATTACACAAAACCCTCTCACATCAGCAGCAGTGAATTCGGTTCCGTAGTTTGCTTTCAGACCTTCAACGATTTCCTCTCTGGTCATCTTGATCTCAAACATAATGTGGTTGTTTCAATAATCATATTATAAGGGGTAATGGGGTGATTTATTTAAGGTAGTAGACACTTTCTAGTGTGTCCCAGAACCTGCTTGGTCTGTTAACGGTCCTCCTGGACCAAATGCTTCTGGAGGATTCTCATACTTCTTCGCAATTGCTTCCCACTCCTTTAAGGAAGACTGGCAATCGGGTGGATCAGGTTCTGTAATACCTTTCATCTTCTTCCACTTATTATGTAAAGCACCAAGCATCCAAGATTGTGCAAGGCTCCTGGGTCCGTTCTCAAGAATATCTAGTTCATACCTGCTGGAGGTATAACCCTTATACTCTTCTCTCCAATTAGAATCATCATAAGGTTTTTCAGTCATATCCCTTCCTCTTTTTCCAATCTGAGTACATACCTCCAAAAAGCATTCCTTCATGGGATTTAATTTCATCCCCATTTAGAATTTCTTTCTGTCTATCTGTTAGATTAACATCCATTGTCAAATATTCTTTCTCCCAGTTAGGGATTTCTTTTGTCCATTCTAATGTCATGCTACTAACTCCACAAATTCACCAAGGACCTTCTTATTTAGTTTCTTAGTCTTAAGAGACTTGGCAAATGCCCGTTTGATTTGTGCCTTTGTTGCATCTTCATCAACATCAAACTGTGCATCCTCAGCAAGAACTGCAGAAGACATTGCAAAGTATGCATCATATCCAGAGTTCTTAATAGTGAAACTCTTGTTCCTTCTCCAATCTCTTTTAACCTTTTCACATTCACCATATAGTCTCATAAAACTTGTGGCATCACGAGGACCAAGAACTCTAATACCAATAAAGTTTACTGTTGGAAAATTATCTTTTAGATTTTCTAACATAAGATCTGTAAACTCATACCAATTCCATTTAAATCTATAAGTCTTGCCCAGCTTTCTATCCCTCAAGAAACACTTCTTAGGATTAATATTACGAGTTCCTAGATAAGGTTCATCCTCCCAATGACGTTTAACATACTTATGATAAGGAAGATAATTTCCCTCACCATCTGTTAATACAATACAATGTACTTTCTCAGCACCACTCTCCTTTTTAAATTGGGGGATAATTTGATGAAGAGAAACTAATGATTCATTAAGAGGAGTTCCTGAAAGGACTAGACGTTGAGGAAATGTAAAGTAAGACCTATAAGCAAAACTATGAGCAATTCTCCAAATGTTTAGCATTTGATGATCTAAAGTCTTAGCATTTACTTTACTAGTAAGGAGATTTAATAAATTAAATTTATCATCAATTACAAAGACTCCTTCTTTTATTTCATAAGAGTAATCTATTTCTTCCTTCCATTCATTACTAAAAGCATAAACCTCAAAAGGAATCTGAACTTTCTTACAAAACCAAATAAGATTATACAATTGCTTCAAGGTATCCTGCATAACATATTGCATAGAACCTGACCAATCTAAGATAAAGACTAATCCATGGTTCTTCCCGTCAGGAAGGATAGTAACTCTCTTAAAGAGGTCTTCACTGAATTTATATGACGAAAGCTTCTCTGTATCGAGAACCCCAGTGCGACTTGTAGCACTACGAGCATAAGCACTAGCTGATTTCCTACACTCAAACTCCTTGACAAGGTAACTGACTTCTTTCTTTGCGTCACT